ATCCAGATGCAGCAGTTATGTACTTTGAGTCAGAGTCAGCGATTACTACTCAAATGATTGAAGAACGAGGTATTGATCCCAATCGTATCGTTATCGTTCCAGTTGTAACAGCACAAGAGTTCCGAACTCAAACGATCAAAGTCATTGATCGTTATCTAGAAACAGATGAAAGTAAAAGACCCAAGATGATGTTTGTCTTGGATTCACTTGGTATGTTATCTACAACTAAAGAGATTGAAGATACTGCTGAGGGTAAAGAAACAAGAGATATGACCAGAGCACAAATACTCAAAGGTACTTTTAGAGTTCTAACTTTGAAACTTGGTCGAGCAAAAGTTCCAATGATAGTGACAAACCATACATATGACAGTATTGGTTCATTGTTCCCAACTAAAGAGATGGGTGGTGGATCAGGTCTTAAGTATGCTGCATCTTCTATCATTTTCTTATCTAAAAGAAAAGAAAAAGATGGTAAAGATGTTGTTGGTAATATTATCCACTGTAAGAATGCTAAGTCGAGGTTGACTATTGAAAACAAAATAGTAGATACCAAACTGATGTATGATAGTGGACTAGATAGATACTATGGTTTGCTTGAATTAGGATTAAAGTATGGTGTCTTTAAAAGCAAGTCTACCAGAATCGAACTGCCAGATGGTACTACACAATTTGGTAAAACAATTAACAACAACCCTGAGAAATACTTTACTCCAGAGATCATGCAGCAACTAGAAGATGCTGCTGGCAAAGAGTTTAAGTATGGTGGTGCAGTTGAATTTGATAAAGAAACAGGAGAAATAACTGATGAAGAATATACTGACAAGTCTTAAAAACTTCTTCATGTCTGGTTATGAGAGAATCCGTGCTAGAGATAGCAAGGGCAGATACATCGCTGATGATCCTCGTACCAAGTACACTAATGAAGCATTTACAATCAGAAAGAAAAACGCAAAGAAATAGATGGATAAAAGATTAGAGTTTGTAATACTGAAAAACCTAGTCAAAGAAGATGTCTTTGCTAGGAAAACACTGCCATTCATTCAAGATGAATACTTTGCAGAACGAGATGAAAGATATGTCTATGTACAGATTAGAGAATACTTTCATAAATACAACTCTATTCCTACACTAGAAGCACTTGGCATAGAACTTGAAAAGTCAGTCATGAATGATGCTGACTATAAGTTGACCAAAGTGATTCTAGAAAAACTTTCTAAAGATAAAGATGATACACCACTTGAATGGCTGGTTAATGAAACCGAGAAGTGGTGTAAAGATCGAGCAGTTTACAATGCTGTCATGGATAGTATTGAGATTCTAGATGAGAAGAGTAAAAGATCACAGGGTGAAATACCTGATCTATTGAAACAGGCATTATCTGTTTCTTTTGATACAAACATTGGTCACGACTTCTTATTAGATAGTGATGCTCGTTATGATTTTTATCACACCGAAGAAACTAAACTTCCATTCGATTTAGATTACTTCAACAAAATTACCAAAGGTGGTCTGCCAAACAAGACTCTAAACATAGCATTGGCAGGTACAGGTGTTGGTAAAACTTTATTCATGGGACATGTTGCAGCAAACTGCTTGATGATGGGTAAGAATGTTTTGTACATCACTATGGAGATGGCAGAAGAAAGGATTGCTGAAAGAATAGATGCTAATCTATTGAACATTCCTATCAGGGAACTTACAGAGTTGCCTAAAGCAATGTATGATAAGAAGATTGAAAGGTTGAGAGAAAAGACCAAAGGAAAACTTATCATCAAAGAATATCCTACAGCAGGTGCTCATGTTGGTCACTTCAGACATTTGCTTCAGGAACTTAATCTTAAGAAGGATTATAAACCAGATCTTATAGTGATTGACTATTTGAACATATGTACTTCTTTTAGAGTAAGACCAGGATCTAATGTTAACTCTTACACTCTGGTGAAGAGTATTGCTGAAGAACTTAGAGGATTGGCAGTAGAGTTTGATGTGCCTGTGTTAAGTGCTACTCAAACTACAAGAGGTGGTTATGCTAATACAGACATTGATCTTACTGATACTTCTGAGTCTTTTGGTTTACCAGCAACTGCTGACTTCATGTTTGCTTTAATTAGTAGTGAAGAATTAGAGCAGTTAGATCAAATGTTAGTAAAACAATTGAAGAATAGATACAATGATCCAACTACAAACAAAAGATTCGTAGTAGGTGTGGATAGAAGTAGAATGAAACTTTATGATTGTGAACAGCAAGCACAAGAAGAACTAATTGACAATGGACCAGTCTTTGATCAAACCAGAGCAGGTGGCAAGAACTTTAGTAAATTTCAGGAGTTTGATTATGGGAAGAATTAGACTACCATTACAAGATTTCATAATTGATACTTATTACAATCATTCTAGGAAAGAAATTTTAATTGCTCATTTTAAACATGGTACATCATTCTTAACTGATCATATAGGAGATTCTAAAGATTGGATTTTCCATAAGACCAATACTGAAATGATGGGATTAGAAGACATGCCAGAAAATGAGACTCAGTTCATGCATCCTAAGTATGATGATTACAAAAAGTTTATAACTTATAGAGGTGTAGACGAATCATTGGCATCTGCATTCTGTTATGAAATGCGAACAGGATTAACATCATTTCTAGTAGATACAGATCAAACAGAAGAAGAATACGAATTGAAGTTAAGGCAATTTGTTGAAATGGCAGGTGGTGCACAATCTATGGTGAATAGATGGTTATCAAAAACAATTCATTCCAATGGTACATTCCTCTCAATCTTTTATGCTTTTGTATTACCCTTGGCAGCAGATAATATTATCAAGCATGTAGATGCTCATATCCCAGTTCCTAAACTAGCAGATTTCTTAGCATCACGAATAGAAGGATTTGAGATTAGAAAGATTTCTAATAAAACACCTAAGATTATACGAAGTGTTACCGATAAAGTGTTCAAAGATCTAGGTGTTTTTGAAAAAGTAAGAAGAATCGCTGGTCAGCAATATACATATAAGCAAAGGATTTTAGAAAAACCCCTTTACGACACTATCTAGTTTTAGGTAGAATATGATAATAGGAGAAGAATATGTACGACGTGAAATCAAACAATTCCGCATTGCAAACATGGGGTGAAAACTTATACAACAAATATACAGCAATATTTGTTAATGAAATCTTAAATGGTGATGGAGACCTTTGTGATAAAGCAGTATCTATTGCCAATTCTTTAATCAAAACAGGTTTATTTGAGGGTGATGATCCAGACATTATCAAAGCATGTGAATATGGTCTGCTGATCGCATATGATAAGTGACAACATTGCAACCTAAGAAACTATTAGATCTATTGCAAGAGAAAGTTGCTCTCAAGAAACAACTCATACTGTATAAAAAACAGGGAAAGACAGAGGAGACAGAAAAACTGATCGCAAAGATCAGTAAGATAGATAAGACTATCAGTTCAAAAACCATAAGGAAATAAATAGTCTTATGGCAAAGAATCTCCACCTCGAACATCTTGAAGATGAAATACTGAACACTGGTTTTGTAGGTGCCAGAGGTTCTATATTGTTCCTAATCGAACTACATAAAATGTTGAATGGTCATACTAAAGGATCATACAACATGACTGTTAAATGGGATGGAGCACCTGCCATCTTTGCAGGAACACATCCTGAAACAGGTGAGTTCATCATAGCAAAGAAAAGTTTGTTTAATGCTAATCCTAAATTCTACAGAAGTGTTCCCGAGATAAACTCAGCAACTGACTTATCAGACGGATTAAAGAAAAAGTTTGTAGCATCTTTTATGTATCTCAAAGATACTATGCCTAAAGGTGCTATCTATCAAGGTGACTTATTGTTCACCGACGACATAAGTGTACAGAATATGGATGGTGTTAAATCTTTCATATTCACTCCGAATACTATCACATATTCTGTACCAGTCGATTCTGATGTAGGCAGAGAAATCAAATCTGCAAAAGTAGGTATCGTATGGCATACCAAATACACAGGCAGTGAGTTAGCAGATATGTCTGCTAGTTTTGGAGTGAACATATCTCAATTCAAAAAATCAAAATATGTATGGGCACAAGATGCTACTTACAAAGATGTGAGTGGTAGTTCAACTATGCCTGCCAAACTATCATTACAAGTTCGTAATGCTCTATCTAATGCTGGTAAAGCATTCAAGCAAATCAAAGCAAAAGACATTAACAACTTCTTAAAAATACAAAATACTGTTACAGCAAAAGGTGCGAGTGGTGGATCATATAAAACCTATGTCAATAGCATCATTAGAGAAAGACGATTCAATCCAACTTCTCAAGAATACATAAACTATGTGGAGAAATATTGGGCAGAAAGGGTAGTGGCTCCACTTAAAACTGAAAAGACCAGAGCAATCAAAGAACAGATAGGTAAAGATTTGATTAGAGATCTTAAATACCTAAGAGGAACTATAGATGCCATAGCAGCATTTCAAAAGCATATGGTAGACGGAAAGGATGCTATAATAAAGCACCTAAATAAATTAAAATCTATTGGAACATTCCTTAGAACACCGAATGGTTATAAGGTCACAGAACCTGAAGGATATGTTGCTATAGATAGAAAAGGATCTGCGGTCAAACTTGTTGATCGTTTAGAATTTTCATTTAACAATTTTACTACAGCAAAGGACTGGGATAAATGATAATGGCAAGAGTGATATGGGAAGATATTCCTACATGGGTTAACCATGAAAAGAAAACAATATGTTATACACCTGTTAAGAGTGGTCATTCTACTCTAAAGCATATACTAGAATCTAATGGTTATGAAAGAGTTAGCAAAATGCGAGTTAATCAAAAAACAACTCGAGTTTGCGTAGATGTAGATCAAGAAAAATTTAAGACTACAGATTACAGCATCAACCCATACTATGATAGTATCTGGGATGCTAAACCCAGTGCCTATGTAGTAGATCCCGAAACCCCAACTGTAGCACCACTACAAGTATGCTTAGGATTAGAAGATTACACTTCTTATCTTTTCATTAGACATCCTGTTAGTAGATTCTTCTCTGGATTATTAACAGAATTAGATAACTCTGCTGTCACAATGACGAATGTTTTAGCAGATGATCCAGCAATTCCTATGGATCAAAAGATGCCAAAACTTGTCAATATGTTTAGATCTTATATGGAAAACATGTGGGCAGGTGATCTAAATAGAATCATCTTACCTAATCTATGGGGACAATTTGCTTCTCATTGTTGGGTATTATCTAGAGATTATTATAAAGGGTTATCTATCTATGATTATGTAGATCATTTCATCAACTTTGATACAGCAAACGATCCTGAGTTTAAAGGTGCAGTCAATATTCATAATGTTAAACAATTGACGCAGTTAGGAATAGTAGATGAAATATCAGCAGAATTAGATTACAGTGAAAATCCAAGTTCTCAAACATTGTATGATGCCTTTAATAATGCATTGTATCATGAGTTCCTAGAAGAAGTAGAACAAATACTATGGGAAGAAAGTGTACATATTAAAGTTAATGAACATAAGTTCTTAGGAAAACCCAATCCAACTCCTCTGTTACAAATGCTTAATAATATGGCGAGAATAGCAGAAGAAGAAGATTTACAACAGGAATTCTTAGATACACTCGAATCTGATGATCCTAATCATACTAAATTAACTCGTAGAGAAAAAGTTCTTTTAGACCCATTATCCGCAAGTCAAAATAAATCCTCAGAATAGACCTCAAAAAGATATAAATAGTCTTACCATGAAGACTATTGGCGATATTACGGAAGCAAAATCCAAGAGTGTAGTATTCACTTTTGGTAGGTTTAACCCTCCTACGAGTGGGCACGAGAAACTCATACAAAAAATATCAGCCAAAGCAAGAATACTTGGAGCAGACCCTCTAGTCTATTCATCCAAGTCACAAGACTCCAAAAAGAACCCTTTAGATCACAAAATTAAAATGATGTATCTTAAGAAGTTCTTTGGACGCCAAGTTAAATTCCCAACCAATCCAGTTAGAAATGTGTTTGACATTCTTGTGCATTTAAATGATCAAGGATACACTGACATCTCAATGATTGTAGGGAGCGATAGAGTCGCTGAATTCAAAAAACTTCTAAACATGTACAATGGTAAAACAGCAAGACATGGCAGATATGATTTTGAAAGTATTAATGTGATCAGTGCAGGTGAAAGAGATCCAGACGCAGAAGATGCATCTGGTATGTCAGCAAGTAAAGCAAGACAAATTGCCAGCGATGGAGACTATGAGGAATTCAAAAAAGCAGTACCAAGTACTGCCAAAGAAGCAGACATCAAAAAATTATACTACAGTGTCCGATCTAAAATGGGCATAAGAGAGGAAGGAATGGATTTACCAGACTACATCTACAAAGATCTTTACGAAGGTGGAAAAAAGATCAAAGTTATGAATAAGAAAGGGACAGTGAGATATATCAACTCCTATGAATTAAGAACTTATACTCAAATGGGATATAAGAAAGTATCCGAAGAAGTATACGAAGTTAAGACTATCAAAGTGGGTGAAGATGCAGTAGGATCTAAGAACCCTCATTATGCTATTATCCAAGATAGAAAAGTTGTTGCCATAGACAGCAAAGAAAACTTACTCAAAGCAGTCACCAAATTAGAAGGTGCCAGAGTTTGGTTAACAACTAAAGCACTTGGAGAAATAGTTGAAGACGCAGTACCTTCTGTCAAAGGTGACCAACCAGCAAAATACTATTCAGGCATTAAAGATAAGAAAGAAAAAGAATCTAGAGCAAAGCATTTTGCGAAAGGTGCAGATAAACCTGATGGCGATCCTAAATCTTATGCACCTGCTCCTGGAGATAAAGAAGCAAAAACTAAACCATCAAAATACACTAAAAAGTTCAAGCAAATGTTTGGTGAAGTGTTAGATGATGCTGAGAGAGCAAGAATTAAAGCACAAAGAGATAGAAACAAAGATCAATTACAAAGAATGCGATCTAGATATAGAGATCAGATCGATCGAATAAAGGATAAAGAAAGCAGGGATTAATCATGGCACAGATACAAGGATTAGTAGATAAAGCAAAGAAATCTGGAATATCTTATGGTACATTAAAGAAAGTGTACGATAGAGGTATGGCTGCATGGAAAACAGGGCATAGACCTGGAACTACTCCACAGCAATGGGCATTTGCTAGAGTCAACTCCTTTATCACCAAAGGTAAAACATATCACACTGCAGATAAAGATTTAAGATCAGAGTTTGATTTGGAAAAAGACTACAAGAAAAAGAAACTCAAAGAGNTCTTAAATCAAGAAGCATGTTGGGACGGATACAAGCAAGTTGGTATGAAAAAGAAAGGAAACAAAATGGTTCCTGATTGTGTGCCAGAACAAAAAAAAGTAGATATCAAAAAGATGTTTGCTAGGGTCAAAGGTCTTTCAAAAAAACAACTTGAGGTTTTGGCATCAATCCCAACACCTCAATTACAAGTAATTGTTCAGCAATTATCTGGTCTTACTATGGGCGAAGATTTTGAACCCTTTAACACCATAGACGAAGCACTCTCTATTCAGCAACGAATAAAGAGAGGTATGATTGCTAGAAGAACTGCTAAGAAAAGAACTCGTATGAGAAAACTCAAAGCAAGAAGAATGAAAAATGCTGCAGAGTTGCAACAAAAAGCAAGAAGAGCAGCAAGAACTAGATTGGCAAAGAGAATGCTGGGTAGTTTAAACATGGCAGACCTTTCACTATCACAAAAAGTTAATCTTGCTAAGAAGTTGGAAAAGAAAAAACCAGCATTAGAAAAACTCGCAAAAAGATTATTACCTGCTGTTAGAAAGCAAGAAATGCAAAGATTGAAGAAGTGGAGAGAAGCACAAGCGAATAAGAATAAAATTAAATCTTCAGGTGGAAGAAAGAGTGGTTTAGAAACGAATGCTACTTCAGAACAGATGAATAACTTTAAGCAATGGTGGACAGAGGCAGCAAATGCTGCACAACAGGCAGCAATTGCTATTGCTAAAAAGAAATCAGGTAAGTACGATAAAGATGGTAATAAGATAAAGAAAGAAGAACCTAATTATAATCTTGGTGATGGTAATTGTAATAACTCTTATCTAGAACTTGGCACTGATAAAATCAGAAAGGTGTATTCTAAAGATACTCCAGGACAAGCAAACGAAAGCATGGATCCTAAACAATTTGCAAAAAATAATTTTGTTGTCTCTTATCAAAACAATAAGAGAAAGGAAAAAGAGAAG